ATATTGAAAGGAGAAATTAATCATTTATTTATTGAATTAAATAATATAATAACAAAGCACTACGAAGCATAACAACTATAACTAGAAATGGAGCAAAAATGGATAACGAAACTAATAAATTTCACGCACTACAATTATTTACTGATACCTTTAGTGCTGAAACTGTTCATCTAACAAATGATGCTGTTGGAATATATATAAGATTACTTTGTTTTTCTTGGACTAAAAACGCAAAACCTTTTAAAGAAAAAGATGCTTATAGAATATGCCAGTGTATTGATGAGGATTGTAAAATAAAAGTAATGGCAGTTTTAACTGAATTTTTTATACCTAAAAAACTTGGAGATCCACAACTTGATGGAGAGTTTATTTTTAGTCATAAAAGATTAATTAAAGAACATAAATATTTAACTGAAAAATATCAAAAAAGAGCAGAAGCAGGAAGAAAGGGTGGTCTAGCAAAAAGCGATAATGCTAGTAGCAAAAACGTAGCACCTATACCTATACCTAGTCCTATACCTAAAAGTAATACACAACCTATGTTCGAAAAGTTTTGGAGTTTATTGAAAAATAAAAAAGGATCAAAACATCTTGCAAATAAAAAATATGACCTCTACTGCTCCAAATCTGATCCAATGGACATATCTGACAGATTTAACCGATATGCCTCTACTGTAAAGGATAAGGAGTTCCTAGCCCATGTTTCTACATGGCTTAACCAAAAAAGGTTTGAAGATGAAGAAACAAATAAACCTATAAAAATACCAGAACCAGTTTTTGAGTTTGATGGAATTAAACTTAATAAATATGCTGAATCTGGAGAATATATAGAATTAAAAGATTCTAAAGGAAATAAATATCAAAAACATAAATGGAATGGAAAACCTATTGAAAAAGTTTAACGATACTATCGCTTAATTTTATAGATTCATCAAGGTTTTTAAGGGAATAAACATCTATTTCTTTAAAATGATTAGATATATTTTTTATTTTAGTCTTTCTGCCTTTTAAAAACTTCTCTGATTGAGAATCATTTCTTTCTTGATGTCTATAATCTAATGTTTTCTCATCATTTTCTAGTAGAATAATTTTAGTATCATAAAATTGTTTTATATATTCAATGTTGTTTAAACTAAATAATCTATCTCCCTCAAATAATATATTTCTTTTATTTAATTTAACATATTTTAAGAAGTCTTTATTTACTGCCATACTTAATTTATCAGTACCACAAAATATTTCATCATTATAGATACCCATAATAACTAAATTTTTTTCTTTAATAAAATGACCTCTTAATAATCCATACTTAAAATTTTGATAAGTAAATTTTTTTAGTATATCTTTAACGAGAGTAGTTTTTCCAGTAGCAGGTTGCCCACCTATTGCTACGCATTTATGCAACATAATCATTGTAATCGTTTTTAAAACAATCCCATTCTTTATTCATCATTATAACCTGACCTGTATTTCTATAATGATTTTGTTTTATTTCAGTAACACCGACATCTTTAAGATTATCTTCGTATCTTAGTTCTTTAGGTAAGCAATCTTTTCTCATTTGCCAAAATAAATCAAATTTATTACCATGTTGAGATTCTGCATATTTAATTCTATTATACATCATATCCATATAAACATTTGGGTATCTTCTTTTAGGTCTATGCCATGACTTATAATTACAAAGTGTGCTTTCAAATGTAAAATAACTTACATCTTCTTGTTTAATTCTAGCTTTGGCTTCACTAAATAATTGTTCTGCTTCTAATCTAATCCAATCTATGGTTTCTTTATCATAATGAATTTTTGTTTTCCACCAATCTAAATCATCTCTACCTAAAATTTTACATACACCATTTCTATGAGAACGAGAGCCACTAATATCTTCAAAATATAAATTATTACAATCAACATTGATTCCTTGTATTCTTAAATATTCTAGATAACTAAATGCTGATAATCTTCCAAAAGATAAAAAGTGTTTTCTAATATATTCCCAACACCTTTCATAGTTTTTATATTTATCATTAGAGGTGGTTAAAGAATTATAAAATTCTAACTGGCTTCCATATTGATCAATACATTTTTTATATGATTTAACACAGTTAGGAAACCCAGTCTTACCTATCTTAAAATATCTTCTATCTAAATCCCAACCACTGCCTACTTTGTATTTTATATATTCTTTATTCCACCATTTATCTAACTTATCTATATCTAAATTTTTAACAGTAGGAAACTGTTCAAATATTAACCATGTTGAAACAATGTTTTGAGTACAACCATTTATATAAGCAATCCATAAATTTTGTTCTATATCTAAATTATATTTTTTACTTAAATATGGGAAAGCAAAATAAATACCACCAGGGTGGCTTTTGTATTTTAAATGAAACTCATAAAATCTTAAAAAAACCTCTCGTCTATATTCAGGTTTTCTAAAATCCATTCCTCTTTTTAAATCTTTTATTTCTTCTATATTATTTAGTTCACAATATCTTCCGATCATAAAATTTTAAAACCTAAATTAGATTTTGTTATAGGAAATGATTTTTCAATTAGATTATGTTTTCCTTTAATAGCTTTGATATATGCGGCATTCTTCGCCCTGTAAGCAACCTTGACTAATGAATAACCCACTTGACCATATAACCAGTTAGACATAGCTTGAAAGTACTCTGAATAAGAATCTAATTTATTAGTGTTTAATTCTTTAGCATAATTAGAACCATGAATTTTTATAGAATAAGTCATAGAAGTATCAGTCCAACAAACTATTTCAGGTTTAGATATAAAAGCACCTAAAAAATTTGACCACTTACCTCTTTTTAAATGTATGATACTGCTGTGAGGAAAATCTAACATTTTAATATCATAATATTCACTATCTAATATAGCTTTATGACCATCTTCTTTAAAAGATTCCCATCTCTTATCTTCTTTTAATTGATTAAAACATTCTAAATCAATATCTGATACCTTATGTTTTTTAACATTTAACATATTTTGTAGTAGTGTTGATTGAATACCTACACCAGCAAAATATTCTCTAATAGAATATTCTTTATTAACATCTTCATCTTCAAGTAGCCATTCAGTAGCTATACATTTTGCTGAAACTAAATCTTGTCTTGATGTGATAAAATGTAAATATGATTGATCGTTTTTTTTCTTATTACTTTCGTCTTTTAAAGGAACATTGATACTAAATTCATATTTATTACAAAGTATTGCTTTTTGAATCATTTAAAATTTCATCTTTTATTATTTTTGCTCTTTGTAGTTCTTCTTCATTTGCAACTTTCTTAGTATTGGTCTTTGCTCTATTTAATTCATAATCAGCATTACCACAATATATCATTTTTTCTCTATAATAACAAACAACACTAATCCTTTCATAAAATGTTTTTGTAGTAGTTTCTGTGTTTCCATGTAGTTCATGAACATCAAAGATAGCTAAATCTCCATTTTTTAAATCTAATCCTATTCCATATTTTGGTATTACTGTTATAGAGCCCTCATAATCTCCTCTTGATATTACACCTAAATTTCCAAAGCCTTCTTTTAAATCTCCATTATCATAATGACCAGCAGTTCTAAAATTTTTATTAACAGTAACAGTACTAAAAGCTGTATCTTTAATAATAAAATCTTGTGAACTTTTTTCTGCCATTTTCTTTTGAATTTTATATCTAGCTGGTGCGTGTTGTTTAAAAAAAGCATCAACATATTTTATGTAAGGCAAACAATTATTATATTCCTTCCAATTTCTTTGAGTCCACATACTAGTACGACAATAAGGTATTCTTGGGTATCTATCACTAAAACCAATTATAGAGCTTTTAACTGCTTTTGCTTTAGCTGATTTGGAAAGTTTTCCACTTTTAAGTAAAGGTAAAAATCTATTACCCATTATCTTGCCAATAGTTAAACCATCAATCCTATCTCCAATTTTTAATTCAGGAGGAATAGGTCCTGCGGCTTGACCTCTATTGTTACTTACTGATATTGATTTTCTAAATGAACTACGACATTTATCAACAACTTCTTTAGGTACTGCATTTTTTTTATAGACAGCAAGTATATCGCCATTCTCATTTACTATTTTTGTATCTTCTGTGATATGATGTTTAACTAAATCTTTAGTAAAAAAAGTTCCTTTTAAATTAGAAATCTGTTCTTGATCTAGTATAGGATTAAGTTTGAGAAGCTTCATTTAATACTGCTTTCAATACAGCATCAGAAATATTATCTATTTTATCTCTTGTAGAAATTTTTTCTATTGCTTCTTTAAATAAAATGTCATTTTCAGGATTAAAAAATAATTGAACCATTTTAACATCATTAATTCTTTCTTCTTGAGATTCTATATCTTCATTTAAATCAACATCTGATTCTTCATCAGTTTTTAATAATAAATTATCTAACTCATCATTACTAAAACCCAGAGTATCTAAATCAAAATTTTCTGATAATAAATCATTAAATTCTAAATTAAGTAATTTAGTATCCCAATTTGCATCTTGATTTAATCTATTGTCAGCTATTCTGTATGCTTTAGTTTGATTTTTTGTTAAGTCAGCTATCTGAACAGGAACTTTTTCTATTCCTAATTTTTTTGCGGCTTCAAATCTAGTATGACCTACTATGATAACAAATTCTTTATCTACTACTATCGGTTGTTGAAATCCAAACTCTTTTATGCTAGAAGCAACTTTGTCTATGTTTAAATTTTTTCTAGGATTATTAATATATGGTAAAAGTTTATTAGTTTCTATTAATTGTATCTGCATGACTAATTATTAAACAATTTTTATGAAAGATCAAGACAAAAAACCACAAGTAATTCCACAACAAAGACATGAATTAACTTCACAAGGTAAAAAATATACTACTGTTGTCATGGTTAATGTAAGAGAATGTGGACTTGATTATATGTTCCACAAACATCTTATAGTTGATTATCAGCATAAAGCAGGAATAAAATTTAGGCAAATATTTGAAAGTAGTGCTATTGGAGGAATGAAAGGCAGGGATTTAAGTCTTTTTATTACTGGAGGTGCTAAAGATAAAGTTTCCTATGGTGCTTTACATAATATTCAGCAGTTAGTTGAGATTCATAAAGTGTTAGGAAATAAAGGTTTTGAGATTGCTACTTACATTTGTGGTCAAGATTATTCATTAAAACAAACAAGAAACATTTTACATATTGACCAAAGATATATGGGAAGTAGATTAAGAGAAGTTTTAGACGACTTATCAATTCATTTTGGATACTATAAACAAAAATTTTATTGATTTATGCGTACACCTATGATAAGGGATAAAGCATAATGAAATAAGTGACAAAAAAAAACCCCACCACCAAGTTAATGATGGTAGGGCTAGAGAGAAAGTTATTGATTAACTTGCTTTTTTTAAATTTTCTGGTTGTAAATCTTGAATATAATTCACACCAGCTTGTGCCATAGCACTAGCCTTAAAGATAGTTTCTGGTTTTGCCTTAATTCTATCTTTCCAGATATTTAAGTATTGAATTGCATGAGGAGTAGGCTCCATTGTTATACCTAACATACAACATTGAATAGCAGAACCTATTTCAGCAACCAATTCTTCAAAAGCATATTGATCTTTAGAATCAAAGTTTTCAAAGTATTTAGTTTTATACTTTTCAGTTCTATCACATCT